TCTCCTACCTGCTCGGCATCGTCAGCTTCCGCTTCGGCTACCGATTCAGCAACAGGCTCAGGCTCGGCTTTTGCCGAGGTGGCAGTAGTTTTCACCGATTCCGGTTTAGCCGCGATTTCACCAGAGGTACGGCTACCGCGAGTAGCTTTCGGCTTTTGCGGAACGATGTCGATGATGGCAGTGGTGCCTTCTTCGCCACGGGTGGCCTTGAGCTGGATCTCGATCTCCATGCCATCCTTCACCGACATGATGTCGTTGATGTAGTTCTTCAGAGCCTGTTCGATCTCAGACTGGATCAGGGTGATTTGCATTGCATTTCCTCAGCGCAGAATGCGCAGTAAATTCTGAAATATGGGGGTGGACACCCCCGCATGTATTGCTGCTAGGGCATCGGCAACGTGTTCTGCTTCGTTCATCAGGTCTCCCTTTTTGAACTTGGCACCATTCTTGGCATGGCGAGGCCATTCGACTGTGGGGTAGAACTCAACCCCGGCGTCGATCATCTGTTGTTTGGTGGCGTTCTTGTTGCCTGTGAACGCCAGCTTCACTTCAGTTGCTGTGACCTCGATGATCTGGATACCCTCGGCACGAAGCGTACCGAGGATGCCACAGACCACACCATAGGCTTTCATGCCACTGGCATTTTGGGAGCCAACTGGAACTTCTACGAAGATGGCTTTGCAGCGACGACCAACTTCAAGTGCCTTTCTGGCCAGCTCCTCGCAACGGCGGAGATCATCCGAGTTGGTTCGCACTTGTTTGTGCTTGCCTTTGTCGGTGGAGACAACCTCCAGCCGTACACCGTTGAGATACCCCGTCTCCAGGTCTAATTGACCTTCAGCAATCCCCCAGTTGGTAAGGCTGGGGTCGAAGCCTGCGACGGGGATCAGCATGGCTTTTACTTACCGAACAGCGACTTGCGTGGAGCACTGCCGGCTGCCGGTGCAGCAGCAGAAGTGCCAGCAGATTTCGGAGCACCAGCAGTACCGGCTTGACCGTCCTTGATAGTACGCTTATCGCGGATGTTGCCCTTGTTGCGTTCCAGCCAGGAGTCCCAGAACTTGGCCGATTCGGCACCTTCACGGGCTTCAACCACGGTCATGCGGGTTTCGGTGTGGAAGACCTTATCGGTGGCGTTCAGCTCACGAGTTTCGGCAGTCGGCACGTATTCTTCACCGACTTTCTCGCTCTTGTTCTCCAGCACCTTGGCAATGCCGAGGCTGACTTCCAGACCCAACGCTTCGACCAGCATCGGAACGGCCTTGGGCAGTTCTTTCTTGGCCTCGCTGTCGTACAGCTTGATGGTCTTTTCTTCGGTTTCTTGCTCGGCCAGGGGTTTGCCGGTAGTGACGAGGCAGAGGTCGTCTACCAGGGTGAAGCCCGGCAGCGGAACCTTCTTGGTCTTGTCGTCTTTGTTGAGGAAGAAGTTCTCGCCCTTCTTGTTGGTGATCCAGAAGGTCTCACGGTATTCGCTACCGTCAGCCAGCGAGAGGATCAGGGACACCGATTGAGCACCGCCAGGCGATTTACCGGCGTACAGGGCTTTGATCTTGCCGGTGTAAATGTCGGTTTCTTTCGGCTGGTAGCCACCACCGAGACGATCCTGGGTTTGTTCCAGACCGTCGGATTTCAGATTGCCAAACAGGCTCATGTGCTTCTCTCTTTTACTGAGGATGGAGGGGAGAAAACAGCTACTTAGTAGCTGCCATAGAACTCGGTGAGGTGATCCAGCAGAACCTGGACATCGTTGTCGATGTAGGTCTCAGCTTTCTCAAACATTCCCATCGGGGAACGGATACGTTCACCAGTCGTACCTTTGGTGATGCGGGTCTGGAAGACGTGCTTGTAGCCAAGCTCACGCTCTTCTTCCGTGATAACCAGCATCTTGCTGCCGTACTTCTCCAATTCCTTGACAGGAATCTTCTTAGCCGCGACAACAGTGGTGAAGTAGGCTTCTACCCCTTGGTTCTTCAGGGCACCCTTGATAGGCACAGCCGTCTTCATTTCCTGGTTCTTCTCGTCAAGCTCATCCTTGACGTGAGCGATGATGATCACAGGTTTGCCGAAAGCGGCCACCTTCTGCTGCATCACCGTCTTGAAGAACTGCTGATACGCAGACCAGCCAGCCATTGTGTTGGCTGAACCAATGACGTACAGACTTTCGAACATGTCCATCAGGAAGGTCATCGAGTCGATGATGATGCCATCAACTTGATCCTTGTTTGCGATGCACTCGTCCATGAAGGCGATTACATCCATAGGATCAGTGATGTTGATCCGATTGAACTTGTTCTTGAACGGTAGTCGCTTACCAGATTCAGTGTTGAGATAAACCCAACGCTCCTGATTGCGGATATTCCGCAGACTTGCCGACTTACCCTGAGTGGAGTAGCCCACAATCAGCACAAGCTGATCGAGACTACCCTCCAACTGGGATGGCGATTCTTGCTCTTCGGTTTCGCTCATGGTTCCTCCAAGGGAAGTGAAATTACCCCCGAACCCAGAAAAGTGTTCAGGGGCAATTGGTTATGCACGGGAGTAGCGTTTGGAGACTGTCACCAAGATGGTGTTGTCGATCTCCTCTTCATCCAGAGGCGTGTTCAGCTTCTGATTGAAGGCATGCACCTGTTTACCAACGGACATGAGATCCATGCCGCTATCCACCAGGGCCAGTGCGTACTTGATCATCTGGTTGTTACGGTTGCCAGAAGCAATGCGTTGAGCGAACCAGCGTTCCAGATTGTCCAGCGATTCCACGGCTTGAAAGCCCTGCTTGAACTGCTCGTTCTTGCTGGTCTTCGGGATAAAGCCCAACACGTCCAGCAACTCACCTTCCATGTTGTAGTGGCATGCACCGTTAAAGCATTCCCACTTCTTGGCTCGCTGATTGGCAGACTCATCCGTTTTGAACGGAAGCCATGCCATCACCATGTTCATGAACTCCTTGTACTCACCGGAATCCAATTCCAGGTAGTAGTTCATGGGGATGACCAGACGGAAACGGTTCTCTTCATCAGAGTGACGTTTCGTCGTGTACGTCATGAACTTGTATTCCTTCATGAGTTCATGGACGGTATTCAGAGCAATGCCCCCGTCAACGTCAATGACGATCATGTTGAAGCCGACGAACACATTTTCTTCTGCACGGTGCCCACCTTTGAAGTGGTGGTTGGCCCAGTGCATACCGTCGGTTTGAGTCAGCACATGGAGTTGGTCAAACGGCACCTTCTCACACATGTAGTTGTAGGCCCAGTGGTCGCTGTAGCTGATGACCATCTCGTCCAGATTGGTTTCCTTGAGGGTTTCACCCTTGAAGAACTCAATACCGTCAGTGAAGGTCTTCTTGATGATGATGTGCTTTTTGTAGCCCCAGGCGGTGGCCAGGGTCATCAACTCATTACGTGCTGCGTTGCCCGACTTGTAGAACGGTAGGGCTTCCAGCAGATCAGCATGGGTCACTTCGGTGCCCACATCAGCGATGTACTTGGCCAGTTTCACATAGGTCTTTTCCCGGTTCAGGATCGACTGGAAAGCTGCACCAGACTCTTCCACCAGCAAGATGGCTTGTTTGAGGTGATCCATCTCCACTTCGATGCTTTCATCCACGAAGGCAAAGGCACCAGCCAGTTTGAGCGCACGGAAGTAGCGGTGGCTGATTTCAGCCTTGCGGATCTCCTCGTGATCTGCCATTTGGTCGGCAGCTTTTTCGCACTCGATCTTGTAGGTCAACAGAGCGATGCCAACGTCATCCTCTACCTGCATCCGCCAGCCGTACATGCTGGCATCGGCCAGACGGTGGAACTTGGTGGCCCATTTGTCGATCACAGCACTGTTGGAAGGCTGCGTCAGATTGGCGTAAATCTCCTCCGGTGTCTTGGTGTTGTGGGCCTTACGACTGTGCTGGCCGATACCGAACAGGCAACGACGAGCGTAGCCAGTGTCCAGCATGTCGTAGAACTGGTCTTCAGTCTGGCCACCGTCCAGCAGCTTGCTCGGAGTACCGAACAGCAGCATGTTGGTGGGCGTCTTTCCGTCCAGCTCTTCACCACGGGTGTTCTCAGCAGTGTTTTTGGTGAGCTTCTGCTTCACCAAACCCTGGTCGTACAGCTCAAGGAACAGAGTCAACACGTCAGCCGAACCCATCAGGTTGCTGCCGATTTCGTCAATCTGCAGGTTGATGGCACCACAGTTGCCCATCATGAGCTTGTGGCGAAGCTGTTTGACTGCAGGCGGGGTGCCTGAGTCGAAGGTGAATGGAATTGCACCAGCACGTTTGAACTCGCCTTCGGCTTTCTCAAACTCTTCTTGCTGGTCAGTGCCATTGCGAGCAGCACGCTCATTGGCGATTTCCCACAGATGCTTTTCAGCAATGATGGGGAAGGTGTCTTCCATGAAGCGCTTTTTGAAGCCCTTCAGGAACTCAGTTTCCACGATGTTGACTGAGTGACCTTTGCCGAAGCCAGAGGTGGCCAGAGCAAGTGCGTAGATGTTGACCGGAATTTCGCCCCGGTCTTTGGTGACGATGGTGGCACGCATGGAGCTAGCCATTTTGGCCAAAAAGTAGGCCATTTCCACCCGGAAGAATCCACGGTCGGTGTTCTGCGTTTTATTGCAGAGCACTTCCACAATTTCCTCGATGGCCGGGTGATGCGAAATCCCAGTCAAGTCGATCATTTCTGGTACTTGTCCTTTTGTGAGCAGATGGAGAAAGCGTCACAGTAGTCGCAACGCTTTGGTTCCCCCGGTATGGTGAGAATCACGCCTTTGTTGCCCTTCTCGGCTTTGAAGGCATTCGCTTCAAGCAAAGAATCAAAGTTCTTCGTGGAGCGACCGGAGGTCTTTGCAGGGTCTGCGTAATACTTGAACTTAGGATCGGACATCCACAGTTCTTCGTCGGTGCAGTTCGGAATGTCCCGTTCCGGGGCATCCCAATACTTCATCACCAACTGCAGTTTCCATTCCACCCAACGCTGAATTTCAGCTTCAGAAAGCAGCACAATGTCTTTCGACTCGACACGTTTCTGCGGGTAGTTCGGGTTTTGCCTGGCTTGTGCCTTCTGCCAATCAGTGAAGATGTAGTTGATGCGAATGAAGTCTTCGGTGATCTTGTCCGGATTCAACCAGCGGTACAGGGAACCCTGTTGCTGGTGTTCTTCATCACGCCCACCGTAAACCCAGGTGTAGGCCGAAGTGGATTTGTTGTCGTGAACAATGCCCTCGGCAACCATGTCGAACTTGCCACCGACCGTCCAGGTCTTGCCATTGACCACTACGGCCTTCTTGGCTCGCTGTTCCAGATAGATTGGGATGGCGTTCGGGGTGCTGGCTAGCTCTTCCGGGGTTGGGTTGATGAGCACACGCTCGATCACTTTTTCCGGATAGCCCAGCAAGGCTAGACTGCGTTTGTAGCCTTTGACCCAGGACTTCTCGATGGAGTCGTGCAGGGAATGTCCCAAGGCACGAGCAATGAAGTCGGAAACGTCAGTTTCCACCAGCTCACGAGGAATACGTCGTGGCAGGATGATGTGCCGCAAGGGCTTCATCAAAGTCGTGACCGAGATGTAATTCGGCTCGTTCACGTAGTCATACTCGTCATGCACCAGCCATACAGCAAGTGACAACGAGATGTTGAAGTTGTTGGTGATTTTCATGGCGTCTCCAGATGTACGAAAATAGGGCAACCCAGAAAAGGGCTGCCCTGTTCTTACGCCTATGGTTTGGGTAGCTCTCGGGTGTATTTCGCAAGATCACGTTTGGCGTAATGCACACGCTTTTCAGCGTCGTACTTGGCCTTGTGATCTGGCTTGCCATTGCCCAAACGGGCAGCAGCAGTACGCCAAATGGCCTTGAACTCACAGAACTCGTTTGGAGTAAGCTGCAGCGCCTCAGCGATGTCCTCACACTCTGCCTGGTAAGGCGGCTGTTCGGCACGCTGGGGATGCTTCACATCCACGAGGTAGTAGTTGGTCAGCCCACCGGTGAGCTTACCTTCAGCCATTGCTGGCTTCCTTGGTTACGCCAGGGCCGTAGAACTCTTCCTGGGTCATTTCGCCCAGATAGGAGAGGCTGTTGAACACCACATCGAGAACGATCACCTCGACACCTTCCATGCGTTGATGCAGTTGCATCTGCAGATTCTGTTGGGTCATGCCCAGATGGGCAGCGGTGATGTTTTTCTCATCGGTGGGTAGCACAGTGTTCAGGGTGAGGGTGTTGATTTGGTCTTGCAGCTCACCATCCACTTTGGTCTGGAAGACCAGCAGAGCACAAGCGAGGTGGTAATGGCGTTTCTGAGTATTCATCGGTGCATTCTCGTGTGTTGTGGGGAAAAAGAAGGCGATCACTCAAGGAGGATCGCCCCATGAAAAAGCTGATATTGCTCAGCGTGTTACGGTGTCGATGACCTCTACCTGTTCAGGGATGGTGAAGTAGGTCTCACCATCAGCTTTCTCGATTTTGACATCGAACTCCAGCAGGCCAAGTGGCCAATGCGAAGTATCTTTGATATAGACAGCGAGGGTACGGAATTTACCTTCGTCTTCTTCGGTGTCCTGCCAGACCACATCGAGTTCATCGACGTAACCAGAAGGCAGGCTGTTGCCTGTTTTCCGAATCTCTGCCTTTAGAAATGTGTCAACGAACTCACCATCCTCCACCGATTCCGGCAGGGACAGTGTTTGTGTAAAAGGGTTTCCTCGACGAATTTGCGTGGTCACTCTAGCCTCCGGTGAGGGATTTGATGTGGGAGTCAATTATCTCGCAGATTTCTTGCTCGGTGCTTCCGTTGGGTAACACCATTTCCTTGCTCCAGTCCGGATAGAAGATCGAAAGGTCTCCCCCCAGTTTCACTTGATCATGCTGAATGTCAGGGTGATCCTGCCATTGAACAGCCTTCACCAGATGCTCGTTGGTATATAGCACAGCAGAAATGCTGTCCCGAATCAACATATATTGAGCGTCGTGAATGTGGGCACAAGGCCGTATATCCAAGCGAAAATCACTATCTCGTACCTTGCCCATGAACTCGACACTAGCCCTAGTGTTTAGGAGGCACCAACTCTGCCCCAAGGCATTGCCTGCCGTTCGTCCCTCAGCTTCCGCTTCGTAGGGTGTCCGGCTGGTTCCTCGGATAACTTGGTGCAGTAAGGGTGTTCTGACACGTAACCCGAAAGCTACTGTGACGTACCCATCCTTACTTGCTTGGTCGAGCTTGTCCTGCACCCATTGGATCGAGACTGCGTAGAGTTCCTGGTACTTCTTCTCTACAGACTTGGCCTTCGTTTCCGAAAAGCCACAGTTGACCATCAAGGTTTTGTAGGTGCCCTGGTAGGTCAAAGCGAAGGTGGGTGCCTTGGAGTCCTGACGGAAATCCTTGTAGGCGATCTCGATGGAGTTGATGGACTCCACGGAGTCACCATTGATGTCTGGCATGTCCTCCCCGAAGTAAGCGTATGCCCGAAGGCAATGGCCATCGTAGCCATCGGTGTACACCTTCAGCTTGTTGGGATCTTTGGTGGTTAAAGCGGAGATGCGGTCTTCCAGTGAAGCGAAATCGAGTCCAGCGAAGATCCAGCCAGGGGGTGCCTGGAAACAGGATTTGACGAGAGATCCAAGACTGAGCTTGCCCTTCTTCATGAACTTCTTGAGCAGTGGGAACAGCTCCAGAAGAGCTTCGCTCACCTTCATGGTGACGTTCGCAGGCAGGTTCTGCAGGTTCGGTGAATTGCTGCTCAGGCGTCCGGAGACTGTGCCACCCAGTACGGAGTTTCCGAACAGGTAGTGCCAGCCATCTGGGCCAGGGCAGGCATTCTTGAATGCAGGGATGAACGATCCAAGGATCTTATCCACTGCAGCGAAGTCAGCCAGGGCAGACAACAATTCCAGAATGTCTGGGTTCGTTGTGTGGTGCTGTAGTTTCTCGATGGTGTCACCATCACACGATGGCTGCTTGGTGTCAGTTAGAGCAAGTACAGGAAGGTTGAGTTGCGTGTATAGGAGGTGTTGCAGTTGCGGATTGCTGCGTGGGTTGAACTTGATCTTGGCCGGAACCTCGGCAATCGTGATTCTCTTATTCTTCCACTCTGCGTGCTTCTTCTCGATGTACATCTCTTTCAAGGTGTACTGGAACTGTTGCACACATTGCGTGCTTTCCATTCGATGAACTGCATCGTCGTATACGCCCTTGAGGGCTTCTTCGACTTTCAACACAGTTGGCATGTGGATTGGTAGACCAGTTAGCTGCATCTGCACAATGTCCAGCGTGGCTGGCTTGAACAGAGTTTCGTAAATCTCCAACTGAGAATCAGCAACCATCTGCGGATAACGCTTTCCATGCGTGAACCAAGTGGAAAGACTGTCCACTAGGTTGTATTCCAGCAGTTGAGGCAGGGGAATACGGCGAATGTCCTTGATGTCTTCGTCATCTTGGGCATAGTTGCCAGCAAACTCTTGAGCTTGATCTTTCAGACTCAGTTTGTTTCCTGCACAACTGTTGGTCGCCAGATAGGTGATCAACTTCGTGCAATCCCAGTTACGCAGCATGTGCCCCATGCCGGTCAACAATCCTTCAGTGTCCAGAATATCCTTCATGAACAACTGGTAGACCAGGACGTAAACGTCGAAGGCAATGTTGTGGTAGATCGCTGTTTCGAGATACCGCTCGAAAAAGTCTTTGAGCAGTGCCCTTACTTCCTTGTTGAAACCCTGCTTGCCGTGGAAATTCACTTCCTGCAGCTTGCCTGTCTTGGCGTTGACCACATTGCCAACCCACTCTTCACTGATGTAATCCACAGCGAAGGCAATGCCTTCATGCTTGTTCCAAGCGAAAGAGATGGTGCCAATACCTGCCTTATGATGCTTCAGGTCGAAGCCTTCAATGTCGATGGCCAGGGGGCAATTCATTGCCAGCAACTTGTCCAACCATGCTTTGATGTCAGCAGTTGTGCTGGGGTACTCGGCAAAGTGAACGATGCTACTGCCTGGTGTGCTGTAGTCACCGGTGATGTGACTGATAAGTGCCTCCATACCTTGACGGATGCGGCTTGTTACTTTGGCTGGATCGTAGAAGATCTGCCGGTAGTTCGGCACGTAGATTACTTTTTGATTGCCAAACTTGCTGTCCATCACGTAGCCCAGGTTGGCGTCAACCTTGGCAGCACCCGTCAGCACTTTGAAGTAATCGGAATCAGCGCACAGGATGTACTGAGTTTCCATCTGTGCAAACAGTGGAGCCAGTACCTCGTTGATGTACGCCTTTATTTCTCCTACAGGGGTCTTCTTTTTCCCCTGTGAGTAGTGCAGGTTTAACACGATCAGGTCATCAGTGATCTGATCGTAGTTGGTCAGGTAGGCTTTCTGTATCTCATCCTTTCGGATGACTGGAACCAATAGGCAAATGGGGTACTTCGCCTCCTCGACCTCTGAGAAGTAAGCGTAATTCATATGCTCTCCTTGGTTCAAAACAGCAGTCTTGTTGCTGCGTAGTATTCGATCTTGGGTTTAACTTTCAGGTACTGAGCAGTGGCCCGCTCATCCGTTCTTGTTAGAAACCCTTCGTTCATGCACCGAGGCAGGTTGAGAAAGGTTTCAGGGCTGAGTCTCACCACACATTCAGGTAAAGCATCACGCACTTCCTGAGCGGTGGTGGCTTGCCATGAGAGTTTGAAAAGTACCTGCTTGATTTGATGCCGGTCATTTTTCAAAGTGGTGCGGTCAGCAATGAATCCCGACATGCGAGCATGCAGTGAACTGTCCAACATAACAGCCGGTACACCTTTGCTGCGCAATGTTCGTGCATTCAGGGGGACAAACTCATCCCCCATAAACATGAAGCCTTCGTGACCGGAACGGGTGATCTCACGGTTCTGTCTGTCCAGATCAAGCAGCTCAGCAGCCAACCTGCGTGATTCTCCTTGAGTCAGGGTTTCCACGAGAAAGTCGAGAATCTTGTCCAAATTTTGGATCACGTTACCTCCTAGAAGATCAGGCCACCAAAACGCTCTGCCAGCTCTCCATAGAGGAATACCCGATGTCGGGCACGAGAGAAGGCCACATACAACATGCGGGCCGCTTGGTTGGGATTAGGGCAGGTTGATAGGTCACCCAGGTCGATAAACACGCTGTCGTAGGTGCTGCCCTGTGCCTTGTACACAGTGGCTGCATCACGGGGACGCAGATCCGGGTAATTGTTCTTCAGGTGGAAGAACTTGTGCCAGTTCTTGTTTCGCTTGTAGTAGGCCAGCAGCTTGGTGAAATGATCCCGGTCAACTGGGATCGGTACACGTATGTGGCTGCCGTAGCTATCACGCAGGGTGGTCTGAATGACCTCCAGATTGACACCAGAATCAATTTCATCGAAGTGACTGAACTCAGCTTGCTCGATGATTTCAACCTCTTCTTCTACCGAAAGCATGCCTTTACCAACTCGGATGGCCGAGTTGTTGATCAGCAACTCATGCAGACCGTACATGGCAGGCAGACCACGCACTTCACGAATGAAGGCGTTGTAATCGTTCACACGGTTGTTCCGGTACGCCAGGATACGAGAAGCAGCATTCTGGGTCTTGAAGGTGTCGATCAGCAGGCTTTCCATATCGTTGCTGTTCAGCACGTCGATGATGCCAGGAACTGCACGGATCGGCTTAAACACACCAGTTTCAACTGTGTCACGTAGCTGCTGGTTAATGGCATGCAGCTCTGGCACGTTGGTACGCATGGGGATCGTCAGATCCAGGTTGCCCAGGTTGTCCCGGTATACGGGAGAAAGGGACTCATGCACTGGAGCCATCTGGCAATGATCGCCAACGTAGACGATCTTGCAGCGAAGAGTGCCTTCGTTGATGTACTGCCGTAGAGGACTGTCCACCATTGATGCTTCGTCCACGAAGATGATCTTGCGTTCGTGAACTACCCAAGCACCGGTCTTGCTGATCTTGGACTTGCCTGTGCCATAGTCGTCAACAACCTTCAGGTTGAAGAACGAGTGAGCTGTCTGAGCTGGGCGTCCTGTGGCGATACCCAGCACTTCAGCAGCCTTGTTGGTGGTAGCCGTCATTACCACATCGGTATAAACAGCCTCGATGCCCATGAGGGCACAGGTTTGGAAATACTGCGGGAGTACCCGGTCAATCAGGTAACCCATCAGGTAGGTCTTACCTACACCGCCAGGGCCACGAAGATTGATCTCCTTCTCGTCGTTGAACAGGAAGGCGAAAAAGCCATCAGCAGCCGCTTGCTGCTCGGCATTCAGTGGAAGTTCGACTGCTTGGTTCATGCAATTCTCCAGAAAAAACCCCCAGTTACGGGGGTTTTCTTGTTTAGCCCTGAACAGGCTTAGGTAGGAATTTGACCAGATCGGGCTTGTAGTAATTCGGCCCTTTCATGATTTTCTTGTTCTCGTTGAAGATGGGGTTGCCTTCTTCATCGAACTTGCTGAAGTTGGAGCCGTTGACTTCGTGCAGAGCGCCAACGATGTCCATGCCGTTCATGTGAGCAGTGCCCACAGCAGTGACGATTTGGTCAGCCAGACCGTCGAGAAACTCCAGCGGATCTTGGATTTCGACTTGGTTGTCCAAGGTTTTGATGGTATCAGCCAAGGCTTCCAGGCTGTCCACTGCATTGTCCAGCAGGATCTGGGTGGTGTGGTTGGTGGCCACTAGAGCCTTCAGCATTTCAGCCACTTCTTCCAGATGCACACCCAATTGGGTGGAACGGTTCTTGTCCACCGGATTCGGTACGGCTTTCTGGAACCACAGGGCGGTATCGCTTACAGCACACTTTTCGAGAAGACTCATGGTCACTCCGAGGATGTAGAGGGTTTTTGTTGCCGGGCGTACTCAGCTTGGATCAGGTCACGAACGTAGTCCTTGATGACCTTACCATTGGCCATTTGATCGGCCAGCCAGTCCTGTTCGGCAGTGTCCAAGGTGAAGAAGATGTCCTCCATGAACGTGCGGCGAGTATCTGCTGGGGCCACGCCAAGACTCTTCAAGCGAAGGGTGATCGTGGTGGGGTGGCAATTCAGCAAACCAGCAATCGTGGAGAGAGACAATCCGACACTGTTGGCTCGGATAATGTCGTCATCGTTTGCTTTTCGGTTGGCACGGAAGACGGTAGACATAGCTTCACCTCTATAAAAGATACCTCCAGTCTAATTGACTAGAGGCATCTTAGTGAAGCACTTACT